GGAGTGTGGGAAACTTATAAAGAGATTTTTGCAGTAACCTCTACAGAAGAAAAAGCAAGTGAATTGTGTCAATCCCATAACGAAACATGGGAAGAATTTGAATTAAAATAAAGGTTATGAAAACAACAGGAAGGTACTCAGAACACGAAGAAATTGAAATGGCACCCGAAAAACCATTCTTAGAAGACATATACAAGGATCTAGCACGCATAGACAAGCATTACAACACAAAAACAGCAATGGATATAAAAAAGAAAATGTGTGCTGTCATATTAGGTAACATTTAACAATAAAGATTATGAAAGTATATGTAGTAATGGGAAGTTGGGAATATGATGGGTATGATGATACCAAAATGAAAATATTCACCGATAAATTAGATGCCGAGGTGTATAAACAGGAACTGGAAGATACAGTCAAAATTAACAAAACATACTATGATTTCGTTCATGTGTTAGAGAAAACACTATATACAGAAAAAACAATCGCCTAAACATTTGGCTACCCGGAATAGGGTTCGTATATTTACATCGTTGAGCAATTAAGCGTCAACACTAAAATTAAGGTTATATGTCAAAATTTGAATTATCTGAATCACCAACATTAGAGAACACATCATCAATCATTAAAGATGGTATGAAAATTAAATCAACACCTAAAGCCATTACTGGTAAAACTAGTGTGTTAAAAGTATTATTGAACAACACCCCATTCTATCATTTTGTTAATAAAGAATTTGATAGTGAATTAGCAACACGTGATCAAGATGTTGTTATTGGTGGTAAACGTTTTTATATGGGTTTAAAAAATAATTCCATGCATACACGTTTGCGATTAGCTTCCATATAATATATTGTTTTTGTTTTAGTTTTAGTTATGTGCTACCGTGGGGGTAATCCCCGTGGTGGTACTTCTGTATGTGGTACTTAATACCATAGTATACTCGCCTATATACGTTGGGCATATCGCCATACGCGTGCCGTATAATGTATATATCCCATACGCGGTACTGTCCATCGACGCGTGTATACGCAAGAGACTGGTGGGGACACACAAATGGGGTTCGTACGATCTTTCACCATCGATTTAGTATATACAAATATATATGGGGCCCATTTGGACCCCACATTTACCCTTTAACGCCATATTTTCAAAAAACATAAAAATGGCAACTTTTTTCTTTTAAAACCTTTTTGGCGTCGAGGATATATTACATTTTATATAAATCATTTATTTCACATGGAGTTAAAGCTCTACCCCACATCCCTACATCATCTAATTTACCATCAAAATGATACCAATAACCATTATATTGTCTTCTTTCTCCTAATATTAGGTTATTATCATTATTAGGAAGGGTTAGATCTCCATTTACATCTTCTTTATGGATAAGATTACCATTTAAATATATTTTTACTTCCCAACTATCTATAGTAATAGCTACATGATACCATTCATTTAAAGTTATAGGAATATCAGAATTTATTACTTGTCCCTTCCCTCCAAATTCTATATTTAAATCAGGATTAATAAAAAAGGCATATGAAATTCTCTCATCAGGAGTACCATTATTTTCATAATCCCACCTAGAAACTATACTATAACTACGGTTTGAGTATCTACCTACTTTTCCATTAAGATTTACCCATGCAGATATAGTAAGATTATTTGAGTTTAAAAGTGGTGAATAATCAACTTCTACTCTATCATTTTCTTCCCCCCAAGATGGATTGTCATCTATATTTAATTGTAATGAGGAATCATCTAAAAGAGATCTACAGGCCGTATACTCACCTTCATACAATACACCGTTTAATGCATTACCACTTTCATCATTAGTATTTCCGTTAAAGGGAAACCAAACAATAGGATCAGAAGGCAATGGATTTACAATAACTTCTTCAACCATTGGGGAATTAGAAACTTCCTCAATTCCTTGTATAAAATATTCGTCATTACAACTTAATATTAATAATACACTTAAAAATAATATTTTTTTCATAATTTCTAATTTAAACTATTTAACTCTTCATGGGTAATAATACCCCTTTCTAATAATTCTTCTTTAGGTACCCAATGACCAAAACTTAACATAATTCTAGGTTTATCCCCTTCAACTTCAGTAGTAGCATGTTCTTTTACTCCAGATACACACATCCATCCTTCATTTTCATCAACATCATATTCGATATCTTGTATAATGGGGTTACCTCCCTTTGTAGGTTTTGAAAGTAACATATTAAATCGAGTATGAATTACATCTCCTATAAATTCATTAGGGATATGTCTATTTACTTCCCAACCTTTACCTTCAGAATTAAAATTAGTATCACAATGGGTATGAACACGGTGTCCTTTAGTAGAATAACATATTATTATACCCATATTTTCTTCAATGGGTAAATTTACATCAAAACCAAAACCCTTAAGTAATTCTTTGTGAATTATCTCCAAATTATCATATGGAAACCCATCACTTACTAATCTATCCTTTTTATCATGTATATAATCTATACATCTAACATACCCTGTTGGGTGATCCGGGAAATCATCAAAAATGTTTTCGTTATCAAACCTACTCAAAACCCATTGTGTTAATAAAAATGTTAGTTTTGGATCTATGTGTATATTATTCCTCATATTTTTAATATTGACTTGTCATATTGGGGCCTTGTATCGCTTGTTTTAAATTGCTTTTTAACTGTTGAATCTGTGTAAACGCATCCGATGTTGTTTTTTGCATCACCTTATTTACCTCACCCAATCTATTATTCGTTGCGTTCGCTAATTCCGATACCATTTTTAAATCCGTATTGATTTTTGCCAAATTTTCATACTGATCCTTTTCCATTCCGCTCTGAATATCTCTTACCAAATTATTCAGCGAATTCATATCATCTACCACCTCAGAAAATCTAATTGAGGAGATATTCGATTGAGATTGATGTCGAGCCAGTAGGTCATCATGTGATGACTTAATTGTACGTAATAATGTAATACCGTAAATGATACCTACGGATAAAATGCCACTAATAAAATATAATAATTCCATGTATTTATGTTTTGGTCCAATATACGAACCCCCACCATGGGTACCACGTAATTTTTGATAACTTATGATAATTAGGGTGTATATACGTATTTATAAATGTGGATATGTAAGAAAGAGAAGGTCGTTTTTATCCTTTTTTATCTCATATTTATAATAAAATTAAAATGGCAATTATAAATTATACTGCTAAGCAACTATATGGTCCCGGGATTGAAGTAACAACTTGGGCACAAGGTATCAAAACCTTTAATTTAACTAATCCTTCCTATGGGAGTTCTTATTTTATTGTTGAGAGTGAACAAGTAAATGGTTCATACCTAATTAAAAATATTCTGGGAAATTTAAGTGGGTTATCTAATCTTCAAGAAGATAATTTTGTAATTTCTCAATATGTTATTGGAGTACCTGTTCCTCCGGGAAGTTCATCTTTTACATTCACTGTGGATGTTGGTTCATATGGAAATGTATATTTCCGATCTACGGGTGATATATCTGCTTCTGTAAACTTTGTTTAAAAATAATGCGCCGGAGGCTTGGCTACCCGGGATAGATTTCGTATATTTAGGTGTTCGAATGGTTCGAGCGATTAAAATTAATTAAAAATAAAGGTTATGTTCAACAGACAAAATGTTAAAGAGTTTAGAAGTGATTTCCAATTAGCAGTTGCTAAATTAGAAGAGCAGTATGGTTGTAATATCTCATTAGGTACTATCAGTTTTGATGGAAGTGAGTTAAGATGTAAAATGACAGCTCGAAAAGGAGAAAAAATTGTAAAAGCAACTAAAGATGATTTTAAAGTTGGAGATACAGTAGGTATTGACCATAGAAGAGTTAATAAAAATGATCAATTTAAAGTTATCAAAGTTAATAGTAAAACTATTACAGTTGAAAAATTAAATGTTGGTAATGGGGGAATAGGAGCACAAGTGAGAGTTTCACCAAGTTTATTGTTTAAAAAGTAATCGAAAGTAATGCACGGGAGGCTTGGCTTCCCGGGATAGGGTTCGTATATTTACGTGTTCGAATGGTTCGAGCGATTAAAAATTAAATAAATAAAGGTTATGTTTAAAGTTATAGAAATAAGCGGAGAAGAAATGGATACATTAATATTACTTCCTAATCAATTTAAAAACATGTTACAAGCTTCTCAAGATTATGGGTTTTCATTAAGACAAAAATGGAGATGTAGAACAATTGAAATGCCTATTGGTGAATTTCCTAAACATGAATGGCAAGGTTAAAGTAAATTTGGTTACACAGTAGAAATGGAATTACTCCCTTTTGTGGAATAATTTTTATTGTGCCTAACGGTTTGTGTATGGTGTCGTTTGAGGCACGAAAATGCACTATACATATTGTTGTGTGTAGTGCGGAATTTAAGAACTAAAAATTATAAAAATGGATAAATTTAAAGAAGGTGATTGGGCTGCATACAACTGGCTTGACAAAGAAGGAAACGACAATTGGAAAATAGGACGAATTGTAAAAACGGAACAAGGACTAATGTACTACAATGATGATTGGACTGATAGAAGCGGTTATATACCATTGACAAGTAAAGGTGTTAAAAGATTAGCAAATGACTAGCATTACACACAACGTATAGTAATAAGATTAGTAACGGATTAAAAATAACAAAACAATGGAAAAAACAAAAAACTTAACAGGTACGCTACTACAAGGAAGACTCCTTTTTTTAGCTATGGAAATGACAAATGACTTAGAATTAAGTAGGTTACTTATGAACAATAAAAGATGGTGTGAGTTGCAAGGAGTAAAAAAGGAGGGTGACGTATGGAAGCAACTAACTTAGTTATTAATTTTATTACGTGTTATGTGCTTTTTTAATTGCATCATAACGATGGGTATCCCACACCAAATAAATTTGGATACCCAGATAATATTTCGTATATTGAAGTATATTAATAAATTAAAATAAAGGTTATGTCAAATTTAAACGAAGTGTTAGAATTCATTAAAAATTCAGATTTACAAGAATTTAATAAAATTAAAAATGCAGTTTCTATTAGAAAAACAGAACTTGCCTATGATGCTAAATTATCATTTAGAGTAGGAGATACAGTTGGTATTGATCATAAAAAAATATCTCCTAATGAAGCATTTAGAGTTATTAAAATTAATGCTAAAAATATTAAAGTTCAAGGTGATAGAGGTTCATATACAGTTTCACCACGTCTATTAGTTAAAAAATAAAGGTTATGGAAAGAAATCAATACTTAGAATCTGATGGTTTATATTGGCAATCAGAATCACACGAATGGTTTAATGATAAAACAAGTACTAATTATGCACGAACTGACAATGGTTTAAACAAAGATGCTCTAAAAAATATCTATTGTTTTGTCACAAGAAGCAAAGAAACTGGAGAATATGATAGAGTAATGATGGACTCAAAAACAAATGAGGTTATTTTTGACACAAAATCATTAGAGGAAATGGCATTCGAAATTGATAAAATGAAAGTAGCAAAAAGATTTAAAATAAAATAAAAGTAATGCACAGGTAGCTTGGCTCCCCAGGCTATCTGTCGTATATTTACGTGTTCGAATGGTTCGGGCGTTTAATTAATTATTAAAATAAAGGTTTATGTTAAATTACGAAAGTCAAGAGTTTAAGAGTTTAGAAGAGTTAAGAGAAATCGCTCCAAGTATTTTTACCAAAATTGGTTCAGAAAATACAAGTGATAAGTATACACACATTCCAACTGATCAAGTGATCAAAGATATGGAATTATTAGGATGGGGTGTTGTAGATGCTAAAGAAGTTAAAGCTAGAAAAGAAACAACAGTTGGTTTCCAAAAGCACTTAGTTGTGTTTAGAAATAATGATGTTGTTATTAATGGTGAAGATGGTGATACAGTTTTCCCACAAGTATTGCTTACCAATTCTCATGATGGTAAAAATTCATTCCAATTTACAGCTGGGTTGTTTAGAATGATTTGTGAGAATGGTTTAGTTATAGCTACAGATACATTTGAGGATATTAAGATTCGTCATATGGGTTATGATTTCTCAACTTTACAAGATACTATTAAGGAGATGGTTGAAAAATTACCTTTAACAGTTGAAGCTATGAATAAAATGAAAGAAGTTGAATTACAAGAAGAGCAAATGTTTGATCTTGCTAAATCATTTCTAGATATTAGAGTAGAAGGTACGGATAATACCTTTGATAAACACGCAATTGAGGAAGTTTTAGAAGCTCAACGTAAGAAAGATGAAGGGAATATGCTTTGGGAAGTATTTAATCGTGTTCAAGAGAATATTATTGAAGGAAATTTCGAATACATTACCAAATCAGGTAAAAAACGTCAAGCACGAGTAATTAAGAATTTCAAGCAAGATCAGGATGTTAACAAGAAAATGTTTAGTAAAGCATTAGAATTCGCAGCATAATGAGAAAATTAATTTATGTATTGGTAATAAGTTTCTTCTGGGCATGTAGCCCAGAGGAGCTTGTTTCACCATATCCTTGTTTAGATGGAGATTGTAATGTAGAATTTGCAATAGATCCACTAGTATCACCGGGGGTTTACCAAGATACTAATGGTTATTGGCATATTTCACATCAAGGTATACAATATTTTACTTTAAAGGGTAATACAAGTGAATTACACCCAGATTATATGGTAAATGGGGTGCCTTTGATTGAAACTATTTTTGATTCTAATTATTGGGTATGGATAAATGGTATTACTTTTACAGTACCTTTATATAGTGTGTTAGGGTATTTTACAGATGGTGGTTTTAATAACCCAATTCCAATAGGTAATTTAACGTATACTTTAGAAGATATGGCGCAGAATTTCCCACCATTAAACATTGTAGGTTATTCTATTAATAAAAACCAATGTATGGATTGCCCATACTCAGAAACATTAGTAGGTACTTACAGTAAATATAATACTCACCCACAACAACAGATATTTTTTGATAATCAGATGGTAGGGGACACAACTACAGTGTTTGTTAAAACAATATTTCCTAGAGATATAGAAGTTGAAAAAGAATTTAAAATAATATTCGAATGAGTTTAACTAGATTAACAGTAGGCAAAGCTAAGAAGTTTATCCCGCTAAAAGAAAATTATGGAAACACGGATTTAGAACACGCTAAATACTTTACACTATCACCTAGCGCAAAGGGTGATGGATGGGAAGATATAACGTATTATACCGATAAAAAATATGGGTTATATACGGATAAAGGCGTAGGAGATCAATGGGTTTATGTTTTATCAAATCCTTCATCACCTGGGTTGTTAAAGATAGGGTATACTAAGAAGTTACCCGAAGAACGAGCCAAACAAATATCTTCCGCCACCGGCGTTGCTTTACCTTATAAAGTAGAATGGGCTTACCAATGTTTTAATGGTGAAATGGTTGAAAGAGAAGTACATCATAAATTAAAGGCACAACGTGTTAATAGTCATAAAGAATTTTTTCAAATAAGTTTGGAAGAAGCAAAAGAAAATATTATATTAATCGGCAATAAATTTAAATAAAATGGAAGGATTAACTTTAGAGGAACAAAAAGTAGAATTAATTAATGACCTGATTTCAATAACATCGGTAATGGAAGATCTTTGGAGATTCCACCCAGAAAACTCTAATCAAGAAGATGTTGTTGCTGAGTATGCTCAACTTCAAAAGATGCAAGGTGATATTGAAAATGAAATAGGAGGTTTTTAAAATAAGGCATATTTATAATTGATGAAAAAAGGTGGAATAAATAAGGATAACATATTTGGTCTATTTGAAGGGGATTTTGATACTCTAAAGAATGCTAAAAACATTAGCAAAAAATTAGAAGAATTTAAAACTAGCCCTACAATTAAGATAGGTATGTTTGTTAAATTAATATTAAACCATCATACATTTCATTTAAAACTAGAAAAATTTCTTAAAACCGAAGAACCTAGTTATAATATTGAATCTACAAAGGAATCATCTGAATTTGTTGTATATAACAGAGCTTGGTTTTATTTAAATCAAGTAAATCTTAATAATAAGGAAGATATATTCGCAGTATTAGATTTTAACCCTAAGATATTAAATAGTGCCTTAGAAAGTGCAATTTTATATTTCCAGAATAGAGAAGAATATGAAAAATGTGCACATATTTTTAAATTTCAACAAATTTTAAAAGAAAGCAAAAGATAATTAGGATCCCCAAAGATCCCCTCGTATATTGTAATTACAGATTTAGGGAAATAGGGAAAAATAGGGATGGAAACAAAGGGATAAAAGGAATAAGGGTAACGTTACCCATATCAACATACAATAAACAATAAATAAGTTATGAGAAATAGAGATTTAATTACAAGAAAACTAGACCAATTAGAAACTACTCTAATTACATTAGAACAAATTGTTAACAGACAAGAACCAATCGAAATTTATAAGTCCAACCTTAGTAAGGCACAAAATTTAATTGAAGAAATGAAATCAATGGTTGAAATGGAGCCAATGTCTAGTGATGAGTTAAAATATAAACGATAAAAAATTAAGGTTATGACATTAACAGCAGAACAAATCCAAGCAAATTGGATCGAATTTAACACTAACATTGAAACCTATATTACTGGAGATCGTAAACAGATTTTACTTGATTTCTATAGTAAATTTGAAGATCGTATTATATTAATGCCCGCAGCTAATAATAAAAAATATCATTCAGCATTTCCCGGTGGTTATGTAGATCATGTTAATCGCGTGGTTAAAGGAGCATTGGCAATGTCCGACGTTTGGGCATCGTTTGGTTGTGATATGACTACATTTACCCAGGAAGAATTGGTATTTTCGGCAATTAACCATGACCTAGGTAAAATGGGTTCTGATACTGAAGATGCATATATTCCTCAGACAGATAATTGGAGACGTGATAAAATGGGTGAAACATATGCGTTTAATACCTCATTACCTTTTGCATCAGTTCCAGATCGTGGTTTATTTCTCCTTCAGCAACATGATATTAAATACACTTTCAACGAAATGGTTGCCATTCAGACACACGATGGTTTATATGACGCAGCAAATGAAAAATATTTAAAATCATTTATGCCAGAAACCAAACCTCGCACATCTCTTCCATTTATTTTACACCAAGCAGATATGATGGCGGCGCGTATTGAATTCGAGATTGAATGGTTACCAAAGTTATCTAAGAATAGCGTGGCGACGCCAAAGAAGAATTATACATTGGCGTCAAATAAAAAAACTAATACTCAAACCAAGGCACTTAGCTCAATATCAAGTCCCGGGTTAAAGAGTATGTTAGACAACTTATGATAGAAATTATATTAGGAATATTAGGAATATTGGTCGTTATCTTAGGATACACGACCATTAATCTTTTGCGTAAAACTGAAAAGGCAGAAGATATCATTTTATCCCAATCCAAATTTTTAAATAACATAACATCCCAAATAGAAGATTCTGCAACTAAACTATCAGAGATAGATGCAAAGGGAACATTTGAAGGTGATGATGAGATAGGTTGGTTTTTCAACGAAATCAAAAAAATCCAAAACGATCTATCACAATTCAAGATCAACCTTTAAAAACTTATGGAACCAATAAAGAAAAAAAGAAGACCTAAGAGTAAGAACTACTTTACTCAGGATACAGAAAATGCCATTGTAAGATATAACAATGAGCCTGATTCTAAGATTAGAAGTAGAATATATGAAACTGAAATTCATTATGCTTTCTTTAAACTTACTCAAAATATAATTCACACCTTTAAATTTTATCATACTGAGGTAGAGAATTTAGAGCATCTCCAACATGAAATAATAACTTTCTGTCTCTCAAAGTTTCATTTATTTGACCCTACTAGAGGAACCAAGGCATATTCTTATTTTGGTACTATTGTTAAACGTTGGTTAATATTATATAACACAAAAAACTATACTAAAAAGGTTAAGAAAGTTGATGTTGATGTTCTAACAGGAGAAAACTCTACACATACTTACAATATGGGGGAAGATATTGTAAAAAGTGATTTAGATAAATATCTTGACATCTATGTAGAACATGTTTCTGAAAATTTATTAATATTATTTCCAAAAAAGAATGATGCCCAAATAGCAGATGCTATACTTGAATTATTTAGAAAAAGGGAAACATTAGACGTTTTTAATAAAAAGGCACTTTATATTTACATAAGAGAAATGGTAGATGCTAAAACCCCTAAAATAACAAAAATAGCCAATAAACTTCATACTATATTTAAACAACAATATATATTCTTTTTAGAAAATGGTTACGCTAAATTCTAACCTTTCTTTATATCCATATTTATAACAAAACAACATTATGGGATTAGACAGCTTAGTATTTAAGAACAAATCATTCTCAGATATACTTGAAGAAATCTACAATAATCAAAATAAAAAATCTAAACAGATATCAGGTTTAATTTCAGAATTAAAGCCCTTAATATCTGATATAGGTGATGCAACTTTGATTGTACCCCTCATCAAAGAATATTTAGATATTGGCGTACGTAACGATGAACAATTAATTAAAATGGCTACCATAGTACAGCGTGCGCTTAACAATAGTTCTAGCGATGATGCCACGGGTATAACGGAAGAAGAAAAGGCTGAATTAATGGCTGAGTTAGATAATTTAAATAAAAATTTCGAGAAAGAAGATGGTAGGGATTAGCACTGGAATAGGGTATCTTATTGATCAATTTTCACCTCAAGATAATTCTTCAGGTGGTATTTCTGATATAAAAATTATACCTGCTAGAGTTATAGATATTGTTATGGATGAATCTCATCCTAAATTTAAAGAATATGGTAGTTGGACTGGTATTGGAACTATTAACTTTGAAGAAATAAATACTCTTGAAAAGGGAATCGAAAATAGTCCAATTG